ACTGTATTTCCCCATAACACTCTTACAGCACCCGGATATCCATCGCCTGAACATGCTGGCCAACTTGTGCCAGGGCCACCGCCGCCTCCGCCGTAAGCGCCGCCTTGTTGGTTGTTCGAGCTTTCGCCTGAGCTGCTCCATGGATTTTCGCCGTAGTATCCTCTTGTGCCGCCTGAGCCGCCATTGCCGCCGCCCCCTGGCGATCCAGTAGTGTTCCACGGAGTATAAAATCCAATCCCAGATGGCCCTTCACCAAAAATACCAGTGCCGCCGCCGGCGCCTGTGCCATATGTACTTGAATAATTGTTGCCGCCAGCGCCGCCGCCGCCAGAACCATTTGATCCGCGATCGCCGCCTTGCCCTGTATATCCACCTGCGCCTGCCCCGCCGGCCCAGTCATTGCAATTGCCGCCTGCTCCGCCACCGTCGCCTACGTAGCCGCCGCCTCGCGAATTACCAGAAGGACCACCTGTTTGCCCCGAGGCTGAGCCGCCGCCGTATCCTGCAACTGTTGAAGTAGATTGAAAATAACTAGTGCCGCCGTTCTGCCCGTTGCCGCCGCCTCCGCCGACTACAACTGTATATCCTTGCCCTGGAGTTACTGGTATACTATTTTTCCATCCTAGTCCAGCACCTGCACCGCTGGGATTAGCCCAATTGTTTTGGCCGCCGCCGCCACCTCCGATACACATTACTTGAACTTCCATCACCCCCGCAGGAGCTGTCCAGGTGTACGTACCTCCACTAGTATATTCACTTTGTCCCGGCAACACTGCGGGATCACTTAAAGCGATTTGTTGCCAGTCTGTGCCGTTGTACCCTTCATACCAATTTTCGGTTGTATTATATCGTATCATGCCAGTAGTCGGGCTACCTGGGCGCTGGCCGTCTGTCCCTTTGGGCAATTGAAAATAACTAGTATCATTAATTATTGTGTTCTTAAGATTTGCCATTTATAACTCCTTCGTATTAGTAATATTTATCTTCTTTAAATCATCTAGTTCTTGTTTTAATGATTTAATTGATTCTATCAAATATGCTGTTATTCGAGTGTATTGAACTGATTTAAATTCACCGTTATTGTCTACGAGCTCCGGTACTATTTTTTCAACTTCTTCAGCAATTAACCCTGCCTCAAATTTACCTGTTTCTTTTCTGTTATAATTTACTCCGTCTAGCATTAATACTTTTTGCAGTGCATTAACAATAGGATTAATATTATCTTTTAATATTATACTTGATGTTTCAGTTAATGATGTAAACGATCCAGTACTGCCACTAATAGATGTTCCTGAAATACTACCACCAGTAATAGAAACGTTACCTGATGCCAAGATTGTAGCTGTTAATCTACCTGTACTAGGTTGAAACGACAACTTTGAACTAGATACATTATTAGCAGTTATTTTTCCAGAAGTTGATGTAGTCATCATTGGATAATGCGTAGTTGACGAAGATGTTTGATTAGATAGTGTTATGAATGGAGTAGCCCAGGTCAAGCCGCCACTACCGTTAGTTTGTAACATTTGGTCTGTATTGCCGTCATTGCTAGGAAAAGTTAATGTGTAACTCGCTCCTAAGGTTGCTGGAGATTTAAGCGCAACATATGTGCTAGAGTCATTATCAGCTAGTCTAAGTGTGTTCCCGTCGTTTACTTGAATGTGTGCTCGGGATTGTACTATTCCGGTTCCGTTGGGTTCAAACACAATATTAGCATTTGTTACTACTGATTGAAGATGATTATTTATTGTGGTCAGTGCACCTAATTGAGATCTTCCTGTAATACCTGATGTAATTTTTCTAGCCATAATTAATTTCCTTTAAACGGTTGCTGTCTCTATGCCAAACACCATTGCTACTGTGTTTGCAGAAGAAGACCATGCAACGACCTTTCTATCTGCTTCTAATACGATGCCTGTTCTTTCTAGTACACCATTTGCTAACACCTCAGTGTCATATTCTATATAATCGTCTCCTGCTGGTGTTGCTTGACCAGGTTTAACTAATGCAAGTCTAACAGTAATTGCTGTTGCGTTTTTGTTGCAAAAACTGATTGTTACTACTGAAAACGTGCTGTCAGGCACATCATACACAGTTACATTTGTTGTTGAAGTTAAATCGTTTGATCCTAATATTCCATTTGCCATTTTTTAATCTCCGTCCTTATTTTAAGAAATAGTTATATGCTAGAGGTAAACCAAGTACAGTTCCGCTGAATACCACGTTTGCTTTTATATTTAGCGTATTACCGCTTAGTGTTGTAATTCTATCAGTTCCGATGAATATATCGCCTGCAGTAACACTGTTAACGTTTAGTGTTGCGCCACCGCCGCCGATTTGTGATTCGATATATGCTTTAATAGCTCGCTGTGTCGGAACAACACTATCACTGTTAGCTGTAAAGAATGGGTCTGTACTAAATTCGTTAACACTTGCACTATTACCGCCTAGTGTAACTTCGCCTAATGATAGTTCTTGTAGTCCTGCAATGTTAAATGCATCGGCATTCAATGTCGCAACACCAGTTGACTGTTCAATAGTAAACAAGTCACCTACTCTAAAGTTACCATCTTGGTCAGTAGCAGTGTAAAACACTCGTCCGCCATCTGAGTCAATAGTTTCGTTATTTTGATCCGGTGCTGTTAACGGTGTATCTGGATAGTTAGTAGTTGTGACGCCTCCGGTACCGATATCTAAGAAGTCGTGTCCTGTTAAACGTACTTGACTAAATCTAATACGTAACTCTACAGGATCACCTTCTGGAAGAACTTGCGGAACTGTTACAAGTGGGCTAACTTGTAAGAAGCCTGTAAATGTTCCTTCATTAGTGCCAATAAAACTAAGTACATTAACTAGTTTAAAGAATACTCCTGGTAAACTAGCAAATTCAACATTTGAACCATTAACTGGCCTGCTACTTAATCGTTTAACCGCAATAAATCCTCCGGTTTGTGGGAAGTTTGCACTACCATTTGATGCTGATGCTGTAACTTCTCCGCTTGCCTGTGTAAAGCCTGTTCCTCTATTAACAAATGTTGGGTTAGCTATTGCGCCACTAGCTATTTTTGGTACTAGTACTACATCCTCAATATTGTTAGGGTCAGTAACAGTTATTGTTGGTGCCGAGCCGTATCCAGAGCCTGGTTCTATGATTCTAACTTCAAATAATTGTTGATTTGCAATAGCTGAACGCCCTCGTGTAGTAGCACCAATTTTAGCATAAACGCCGCCTGTTCCGGCATTATTTGGTAATATTACAAACTTACCTTCTCTAGCAGGTGCGCCGAATGCTACAGCATTATAGCCGCCTGCAACAGTTGTTGCAAGCGTGTATGCTTGCCAGTATATTCCGTTTTCTGAATACTGAACTTCATTAGTATCGTCTGATGTTAAAATAAACATACCTTGTCCGTATGCAATTTTACGCTCGGCTACTGTTAACGGTAATGATAAGGTATTGTTTAACCAAGTTATGCCATCAAAACTATACATAATACCATTAGTTCCGCCTAGCATTACAAATCGTCCGTTGCCCCAAATAACGCTATTTACACTTGCTGCTGTTCCTGGAAGTACTACAGTAGTCCAAGAAACACCGTTTGTACTATATGCTGCGTCTGTAGTTCCGCTACGAGTTGCAACAAATTTTCCTGCGCCGTATGCAATAGCATCATACCCTATAGTGTCTAGTGCATTAGTATTTATTGTCCAAGTAGCTCCGCCATTATCACTGTGTGCAGTATCTCTATCAGCAACAGATATAACAACAAATCTATTAGATAAAGAGCCTACAACATTTCCGTATGCAACTCTATTTTCTGCACCTGTATTCATGCCTCCTGGCAATGTAGATGTTGACCAAGTGTCTGCATCAGAACTATATGCTATATTACTACTACCTGTTGTTGTTAAAACTATACTGCTCGGTTTAAATGTTGACGAACCGTCGTCTAGTAGTCCATTTGCAATGCTTGCCCAGGTACCTGAGCCTGGTGTAGGTAGAGTTTCAGATGTCCAAGTGCTGCCATCAATACTTAATGCACCAGTAGTACCACTACCCAATGCAAGGAATTTACCTGTTTGTCCTATGCCTGCAAAGTCGTAATCAACAGCTGCACCACTGACACTATTTACAGTAGTTAATGTTACAGTTATGTTATTTGCAGGTGTTGCGCCGCCAAGCGAGGCTCCTGCAATAGTTACAGCATCTAAACGTTTGTAGTCTGCGCCTGCAGCATTAATTGTTAAATAATATTTGTATCCATTACGTGTTACATCAAATGTTAATCCAGAACCAGTACCGCCCGACGCACTAATATTTGTATATTGTGCTGCTGTTTCAATATATTTAACATCTCCCCAAGTAGTACTAGATGGCATTGTTAATGCAGAGCTTGATTTTGTAGGAGCACTAAATGTAATTGTTGGTTCGATTTGGTAAGTTGAACTACCATTTGGTGCAAGAATAGTTGTTCCTGGGATTGCGTGATCCCATCCTGCTACTCCGTCACTTTCGCGTATAACTGTTGCGCCTTTACTACCTGCATTATATGTAGTAATAATACCGTACTGTCCGTTTCCGGCGCCACCTATAATATATATTTTCATACCAATATACGCACTACTTAAATTACCATCTGTGGCAGATAGGAATATACCAGTAAGAGATCCACTTTGTGCCGTATTACTTGCAACAATATATCCGCTTCCGCCTAGGGTTACATCAGGATCTGCATCCTGATCTACAAATACATAGTTTACAGCATCATCTCGAAATTCGTCAGCTACTAACGACTCGCCTGTGCCTGGTCCAAATACATTTAACGCTACTTCTGTATAATCGTTTCCAGCATGTCCAAACTCAACATTAAGTAATGAACTTTGATCTGTTACAATACTAGCTATTGTTGCGCTATATTGTGTAAGATTATCAACTACCGCTGTTACTGCTGTTTCATCTGGATCTGTGCCTTCTGCAACTGATCCAAATTCTCCGTATGAGTTATTTCCGTTAGTTGCACGTATACGTCCGCCTGTTTCTGCTAAGTAACCAATATGCGAGTAGTAAGTAAATACAGATACTAGTTCTGCTCTGCCATTATTAGTAATCCAAGCGCCAATTCCGTCGGATATAACTTGTGTAAAGTCATTAGACACTATACTATCGTTGCCGCCGTTGTGTAAATTTCCGTCAATTTTTTGTCCAATTGCAGCATTGCCAAATGTAGTTAACCCTTGAACATAAGGAGAACGTGTAATAATCCAAGTTGTAAAGTCATCTGGTCCCCAACCTGGATCAAGCGAAGCATAAGCACCTGCTGTCGGCCTACTTGTTCCGTAAACGCTAGGTGGAGTTAGGTCTCCGTTTAATCCAAACAATGAACAATCTCGTAAGCCAGTTGCGTCTCTCAAGTAGAACATGTCTTCTTCTTTACTACCAGTTACAGCGTTAGCATAGTAACGACCGATATAGCGAGACTTGTAGTTGCCAGGATATTTTAAATCATATTTTAATGCGTCAATATAAAGTCCAACGTCTCTTAGACACAGAGCACTATCGTATGTATAGTCATCCCAAATACTTCCCGATGAAGCAGTTGCAATTTGATTTGCTATCCAGGCACTAACTTCTGCTGTAATATATGCTCTATTACGCTCAAGTTGTAATAATGCATAATATACATTTTGATCTTCGCTTTGACAAACACTACCGTCATTAGTTGCACCAAATATTATTGCGTCAATGATTCTTGAACTTGCTGTTAATCGGGTAATTGCTGTTGAGTCACTTGCAACATTTGCTATTGCTTCAGTGGTTAATGCATTTACTATAGCATCTCTAGTTATTGTTTTTTGATTTCCAATATAAACAGACAATGCAGGTTTTCTTAGATACGAATGTGCAGCTTTAAGTGTACGCCAATTAGAGTTAAACATAAAGTCATATCTAACTGCTTTTAAGATTATTCCAAGATCTCTTATACATTTGGTTTGAAGATATTTTGTTTTTGTTATTCCAGATTGTGTTGACGTTGCACTTGGGAACACTGTATTCGAAGCACCTAACCCGCTGTTACAACTTACTGTAATATTTTCAATATTAACTATGTCAGCAGCTGATAACCCGTGAGTGCTTGTAGTTACTATTGCATAACCAGTTGCATTATCGTATACAAAATTACTTATTGTTAATACAGTTCCGTTTGCTTTAGTAACAGTTCCTCCGCTAACATATGTATGTACTAACGAATGTTTACCTACATATATACGGAATTGCGTTGTTGTTAACGATGTACTATCAACAGCCCAATCAGTATGCCAGGCAACAACATTTAAATCATCTATAACATTTTGAATAATAGTGTCTTGTGCTGCAACAAGTGCATCAGAAGCAGCAATTAGTGCTGTAGTTGTATTAACGCCGTTTGCTGGGGTTGGTTCTACTAATGTAGTTGAAACTCCAACAGCTTGTGGACCATTATCAATAATGTCAATAATATCTTCAACAAGATTTGCAATTTGTGTCTGAGAGCCAACATTGCCTGTTAAAGTTTGTGTAACAAGTCCTTGCTGCGGACTCGCAATAGATACGTTTCCGGCAACACTCTGTGCTGTAGTTTTTAAAAAGTTGTTTGCAGCTATTGTTGCGGCTTTGATTGATGCTGGTATTTGGGGGATCGAATCGTCATCACCAGCAAAATATGCAAGTCCAGTTGTAACTGATTGAGAATTTCCACCGTATGTTAAATCGTATACTAAAGCATCTAGTATATATCTTGCATCTCTACGAGTATCAGTTTTACCATAACGCAATGTAGGATATTCTGTTGCAAGATAAGATATAACTTCTTCAATAATAAATTTTGAATTTGCAATAATATTATCTTTTGCATTTTTTAAGAGTATACTATATCCAGTTGGATCTGTTACATATGCCGATGACATAGTATTTAATCTATAGTCAGTTTGATATTTCATCATATCTACTAAACTTTTAGCTGCAGTCGCTTGGGCATCAATTGCATGTGGCCAATCTCGAAATTGTGCTTCGTTATTACCTGATGTAGAAGTTACCTCAACTCCAGTAACAACATCTCCAATTATTTCTGCAATTCTATCATACGTAGCAACTGTATTAGGTGTATCAGTTTCAGGCGTAGTAGGATTAGCTGCTATAATCTGTGTTGAACGTAGTTCTTCTCCATTGATAGCACAATATGCTGGAACAATAATAGGTAATACTTCGTAGTGCTTGCCAGTTGATACTCTAACCAATGTTTGATTCACAACTCTGTCAGGAATACTACTAACAAGCCCTGTATCTATTGCATTAATAACGATATTAGCAAGTGTAGTTAATCTAGATAATGCTGTAGGTTCTGCTGTTATAGTAATGTTAATATATTGGTCGATAATTGCAGTTGAGTCGTCTGTTACATTTTGATATAATGTTGCAGGAACAGTATTAGCTAATGCGTTACTTACAAGTGTAAGCATATAATTATATGCCGCAACACTTTGGTCGCCCTCTGTTAGTAGATTTCCATATGCTCCAGTTCCGTTATTTTCTTCAGCTTTAGAAAACGGACCGTCCGCTAATGCATTTAAGAATGTTTGTGCAGCAGCCCGAGTTTTTAAGTTGCCGCCGTGTGTCATATCGTGTGTAATTCTATCAAGTACAAAGCCTACATCGCGCTCACATTTTAGTGTATCGTATGCAAAATTTTCCCAGATACTTCCGCCAGTTGCATTTTCAACTTGATCTCTAATATATGATGTAACTTCTCGTTGTATAAACGATCTATTAAGTTCTAATAAATGCTGTGCATTAGGAAATTTTGGTCCTTTTTCAATTTGTTCACAAGCATATCTAATTGTTTTAAATGGACGATCTAACGTGTTGCCACGTGTTGGATAAGGTAAATCGGCTCCATGTTCTGCCACGTAGTAAACATCTTCTACATCGTTTAAAAAATTCCAATTAGGTGTTCCGGCGCTTCCTACTGTTAACACTTGACCTTCAAGTCCAATTGGTAATCTTGTCGGAGCACTTCCGCTATAGTAAACTAAATCACCAATAGTTGTAAGAACACTAGATTCTGTACCAACAGCTAAAACCGCCCAGTATTGTCCACTATCTGCTAAATCTGGGCGACTGCCTTCTGCGCCACCACCAGCTCCTAATGGAGTTTCAGTAGAATAATCGTCGCCTTCTGATATGTGGCCAAGTACACAATAATAACTATTATCTCCGTAGCGTACTACATCTCCTTCATAATATTCTTGATCGTCTACCCAGGCTGATCTCCAACGGAAACCTTCGTTTACAAGTTTCCAAAAGTCGACGTTCGGCGGTTGTTGTGCTTCTTCGTGATCTAGTACACAAACATATGTAAATCCACCTAATCGAACAACTTCACCTATTTTATAATGTGTATTTGCACTATCTTCGTTCCAGTCTCCGATGAAACGAAATCCTTCTGTAAATACATCCCAATCAGATGGCGAAGTTGAAGTGTATGTTCCTCCTGAAGTATAAGTTCCAAAACCTATCGAATCTAACGGAGTTGTTAATGCTTCGTTTTCATACAAATCAAAAGTGTTTGCATCAATTACGTCTACGTATAAAGTCGTTCCGTTAATTGCTACCATGCCCAACACATTGTTTATTATAATTTGTCTAGTATCTTGTAATCCGTGATTTGCATGTGTTACTCTTGCAGGTGACTGATTTGTAATTCCTGTAAGTGTTCCACTTTGTGGTCCCGGAGTAATTGATGTGTGATCCGTTTTTGCAATATATTGATTGCCGCCATAACGAACAACATCGCCAGGTTGATATCCGCGGAATGGGCTCCAGTCATTTTCGTATTGGAAGCCTTCTACAAATTTAGTCCAGTTTGAGGAGTTTGTACTAAAGTCTGCTGCAGAACTGTGTTGAGTTACACAAATCCAAACTCCTGCGCCATAACGAGCTAAATCGTTGAGTTTATATCTAGTATTTGCTTTCCAGGCGCCTGTGTATTCTGTGCTTTGATTAAATATATCCCAGTAACTAATACTACTTTCTAATCCATCAGATAATGTTGCGGCTGAAACGTGTAATGTATTACATACATAAGTAGAACCACCGTATTTAACAAAATCATTTACACGATATCTAGTACTAACGGCCCATTCTGATTTCCAATCTAACCCCTCAGCGTAAATATCCCATTTAGCTAAATCAACTTCAAGTCCGTCTGTAGCATCAACAGCAGTTGCAGCAGAAGTATGGATAGTATTACAAATATAAAGTCTTGCTCCATAACTAACTATGTCGTTGTATACATATGAAGTGTCAGTAGTCCAGGTGCCTTTCCAGGTTTGTCCATCACTTACTAAGTTCCACTTAGCTGGAACAATGTCCAAGTCTGTAAAGAAATTTGATTCACTTGTATGTCCTATTGTACAAATATATGTCTTACCACCAAATGATATAACATCATCTTGATAATAAATATTTGCTGTGGTCCAAGGACCTTTCCATACAAATCTAATTCTACCTAGTTTAAATTCTGCCATTTTTATTACTCCGCTCGTATATTTATCATTATGTTAGCCCATTGCCGTTTATTGCATGGTATCGTCAAATCCTTTAAACAATAGCATTTGTGAAACTATTGTCCCTGAAATTTCTGTTTGATTAACTGTTATATTTCCTTGGCCGTCGTCTGATTCAAAGTTTCCATTAAGTAGTACATCGGCATCTATATATAAATATTGCTGTGCTGAATTACTTAATTCATTAAATGCACCACCAACAACAACTCTACCTGCTTGCAACTTATTAACTTCTAATGCTTCTCCACCAACACTTAACCTGTCTGCAAGGAATGTTGCAATAGCTCGTTGTGTCGGAATAACATTATTTGAATCTGCTGAAAAAGTTCCGTCAGTTGAGAATTCATTTACTACTGTACCGGATCCGCCTAATCTCACTCCACCAAGTGCAAGTTGTGACAGGCCTTCTAAGTTAAAAAACTGAGCACTAATTGTAACAATACCTGTTGCTTGCTGAATGCTAAACAGCTCACCTGTTCTAAAATTACCATCTTGGTCTGTACTTACATAATATACTCTACCACTGTTAGTTTCAAAAACTTCATTTTCAGGAGAAGCAACAAAATAAGAACCGCTTGAATACACTGATGGATAATTAGTGTCTACAAAATTTCCTGTTCCGATATCTAAGAAATCGTGTCCACTAATTCTACACTGACTATATTTTTCACGAAACGTAACTGCTGTACCGTGAAGAACATTAAGATAAGTTTCTAGACTTGGACTAAGTGTGATCTGCACTAACCTAGTGTCGTTATTAGTTCCGTCATCACCTAAGTCTGTAATTATAACTCCACTAAAAATAAACAAATCATCAATTGGTTCTGACACAACATCAAATACGCCAGCAATTTCTATTTGTACACCAGGTCCCGGAACAGATCTGACTCCTGTTACTGTAAATATATTTTCATCTGGAATAAAATCTGCAAATCCGTCGCCACTTATTTTAATTGTACTAGTATTACTTCTATATCCAGCTCCTCTATTAATAAAATCTGGCTGGCTTACAGAACCATTGCCTATTCTAAGTTCAATAGCAACTTCAGATGTAAAATTAGGATCAACTATTGCGAATCCTGGAGGAGTTATGTATCCGCTACCCGGATCCCATATTTTAACAGATTTAAAACTTCCTGTAGTAATATTTGCTCTAACTTTTGCTTGGGCGCCTACATTAACATGGTTAACCCCGGCTAGAGTTGTATTTGATGCAATTAATAGCCATTTATTAACACCTTGAACTTTCCCTACAGTCATTGCACTATATAGTTTTTCATCTGATAATGTTCTAAGTGTCCATATTAATCCATCTTCTGTAGTAGAAAATTGATTACTTAAATTATTAGTTCTTGCAACAAACAAGCCGTTGCCGTATTTCATATCAGAATATGTAATAGCAGCATCTGCTGAAGTTCCAGCTGTCCAATTAATTCCATCAAAACTATATGCCGATGTGCCGTCAGCAGCTAGTATTAAAAATCTATTATTGCCATATGCAACTGATGCAGTTGCCCAAACTTCATCAGGCAATGCTTGATCGTGTCTGACCCAAGTTTCACCATCAGTACTTGTTGCAGTTGCTCTATCATTTGAACTTACAGCAAGATATTTACCTCTGCCGTAAGTAACATGTGACCATATACTAATAGTACTATCACCTACAGTATCATTTGGTATTGACCCTGAGGTCCAAGTTGTTCCGTTAGTACTTGATGCTACTACGTCTGTATCTTGTGCTACTAAAACAAATTTGCCTCCGCCAAATACACCGTCTGTCCAAGCTGCTCTTGTCGGAAGAGTTACTGATGACCAAACTTCGCCTGTTAAACTCGAAGCTGCACGTTTTTCGTTATTATCTGATATTGCAATAAATCTATTATTGCCACTGATTACTTTTTTATAAGTCGAAATAAACGGAAGACTAACTTCAAACCAATTTTGGCCATCATTACTCCATCTAGCATATTCGTCTTGAATTAATGAAACAAACCGATTACTATAAGCACTTCCGTTAGTAGTAAACGTTAAAATAGTACTAGAACTATCGTCACTTACACTAGCAACTGTAATATATAAATCATTACTAGGCGAAGTACCGCCTAGTAATGTACCTAATATTACAATTTTGTCACCAACGTCATATCCTGCCCCAGGATTTGTTAGAGTTACTGTATATAATGAGCCAGCTTTAACTACTCTAAATCTAGCAGATACAGGACTATCGTCAAATGTGTCCCCTGAACCTACAGTATATACAATATCAAATTCTTCGCCAAGGGCAAAGTTGTTTCCATTAGCATTGATAACAAGGTTAATAATACCTTCAGTGCCAGGAGATGTTGATAGTATTGTGGCAGTAGTGCCAGATGTTCTTCCTCGTATATTTAAAGGTACTCCGATATTAATATCAAATGATGCTTGAATATTAATTGCTGTATCCGATACTAGTTCTGCTAGTGTAATACGATAAAGATCATCATCTTTCCATAGCCTATAACTATTAGCAGTTAAATTACTATAAGTTGCCGTTGTGCCGCCGTATGCTGCGTCTACGTAATTTCTTTCTGTAAATACATTATATCCAGTAGAACTAAAGTCAGGTTGTGTAATAGTAACAAGAGGTTCAATTCTATATCTTGTTGTTTGATCCATTGCCGCAACAATAGGAGTACCAGGAATAACATGATCCCAGCCTGCTGCTAAGTCGCTGTCTCTAATTACAGTTACAACTTTTGATGCAAAAGTAAACGAATCAATACGCCCGTATTGACCAACACCTGTACCATCTGTGATAATAATTCGCATTCCTGCAATTTCTGTCTCTTCTTGGGTTGTGTCATTTATACTTAATGTAATACTTGAAGTTGAATCTAAAGTTTCTTGGGCACTACCTTGACGCCCTAGATATCCGGCGCCGCCTTTGTTACTAGAGCCGTCGGGTGATGCTAGTCTAGCTTCAAACAATGCGCCGTCTCTAAAATCTGTAAATTCAACTGTTGCATCGGCACCTGCTCCTACAATAGCCGCTGTTGCTTCAGTATATTCTTCACCTGTGTTGCTATATTCAAATATTAATACTTCATCAGTTGCACCTCCTGAAATTGCTTGTTCTACTGTTGCTTCATGATTTCTATTAAATACAAAAACTTCTTGAGGCACTTCTGTAGCGTCGACGCCGTCAGCAACTGATCCGTATCTCCCGTAAGAGTTATTTCCATTAGTTGCACGTATAACGCCGCCATCTTCAGCAAAATATCCAATTTGACAATAGTAAGTAAATACAGATACTAGCTCTGCTCTACCATTATTAGTAATCCAGGCACCAATACCATCACTTAATACCTGCGTAAAGTCATTAGCTGTCATAGACTTATTACCGCCGTCGTGTAATGCCCCATCTACTTTCATACCTATACATCCAAATCCGGTATTTGTGACTCCTTGAATATAAGGCGATCGATTAATAATCCAGGTACGATTATCTTCTGGGCCCCAGCCTGGATCAAGGCTTACAAGTGCGCCGCCAGTTGGCTTTTGATAAAGTTCGAAGACTCCTGGAGGATTGAGAGTTCCTTGCAATCCTCCTGTTGTGCAATCTCTTAAACCTGTAGTATCTCTTAAGAAGAAAAGACTATCTAACTGACTACCATTAACAGCATTAGTATATCTTCTAGCAGCAAGTATTGTACTGTAATTTCCGCTATATTTTATATCTCGACTTAATCCTCTTATAAAAGAATGAATGTCATTTTTAATTTTTATTTTATCAAAAGTGATTGCTGGGTACTGGTTAGTTAAATATGCATATATTTCTTCTTGTAAAAAATTATCATTTAATAATAGACCTTCAGCTCCATTAAGCCTTGCTTGATCTATAGATTCTGTATTTGATCCTGTTATCGCTGGGTCAACATCTCCAGAAATAACTCTAAAGTCTATATAATTTTTAAAATCTGTTACTAGTTCTGTTAAACGATCACTAGTAGCGGTATCAGCTGCTGGATAATTATTACTAACTAAAACAGGGGCGCCAAGAAGGTCTGTTATAACTTTGCCGTTTTCGTCTAAGGACGGAACTTGCTGTTCATAAGACTGATCTGTAGTATTATTAGGCTGTTTGACGATTTGGTTACCTAATAATATATCAAATGTTATAGTACCAAGATATTCTAAATAATCTATAACATAATCATAATCATTTTGATATCCTGGAAGTGCAGGCGCTGCTAGTATAGTAGTTGAACGGAGTTCATCGCCATTAACAGCACACCCTGCTGGGACAATAATAGGCCCAATTTCTTCATACTTGCCTGTACCTACTCGTATAATAGTAGGATCTAGTGCGGTAAAATTATCTTCTATATATTCAGCTGCATAACGGATAGTTCTAAAAGGGTTTTCGTAAGTTCCTCTGCTAGTGGCATCGATGCCACTAAGCGATACATAGACAGTGTCACTTTCTTCAATTCTATCATTCCAAAAAACAGCTAAGTTGTCTGACACTGTTAGTAGCTGATCTTGAGCTCCGATTGATAATTTTGCATCACCAAATGTACTTTCGTCAAATATAGTACTACCATCGTCGTCAATTTCTCTAGACAATCCATAAGTTAGAAGATCGCCTTTTTCTTGTAAAGCAGCTGGGCTACCTGATTGAACTAATATATCCCAGTAATCGTACACATTGCCGTTATCACCTGGATAATTTAATATACTCGATGTATGTTCAAAATTACAAGTATACGACGATCCTTTAAAATAAGCAACATCGTTTAAAGCATAAACATTTCCAATAGCCCAAGTACTTTTAAAACTCTTTCCTGGAATAAATAATTCCCAGATACTAGTATCAATATAATCTAAAGTACTACCGTCTGTTTCGTCTCCTGCTATATCTCTTAATGCTGTATATAAATTACCGCCTCGAGAAACAATATCACCAGTTTTGTATATTGTAGCTGCACTACTAACAGAAGTAAGAGCAACTTTTACCGTACCTATTGTAGCATCAACATTAGCATTATCTATTTCTTGTGCTGGAACTTTATTAATTGTAATTGTTGTAGAATCTAATATAGTTGTAATTTTTGTATTAGGTTGAAAAAATCCGCCGGCACCATTGACTTCAAGATTCATTCCTACTACTAGTTCAGTTGTAGATGGCACAGTGACAGTTGTCGGAGACCAAGTTCCTACAAAATTAGTACCCCTAGAAACAATAATCCAATCAGGACTCGGAACGCCTTCGCCATTATAAGGTGATGAACCATAATTATTATTAATAGCGTAGTACACAAATCCTCTATGACGTACAACATCACCTATATTATAGTAAGAAGAACTACTCCAGTTTCCGTCGTATTGAGTTCCAAATACTTCTACTATAAATTTAGTATCATCTAATGCAGTAAGATTTGACGTATGTGTAGTTGTGCAGCGAAATACAGTACCGCCGTATTTTACTAGATCGTTTTTTCTGTATTCAGTATTAGATGCCCAATCATTGCGAATTTCTATCCCGTCATGATAAATTTCCCAATCAGCAATATTTGCTTCTAATGTTGCACCTGCAGAGTTTGCTGTTATACATTTGTATACTATACCGTTGTATTTTGCAAGTGCCCCGGGTCCGTATGTGGTGCCAGTAAGCCAATCAGTTACAAATCCAATATGTTGTGTGAACACGGCCCAATTAGCACTATTAGTTGCAAAGTTAGTTGCAGCATGTGGCACTGTACACACCCATAAAGAACCGTCATAATTAACAATATCACCTAAGTTATAATCAGTACCGTTTACCCAATCACCAATAAAGGTATTTCCTTCAGTCATTGTTTTCCACTTTGGCAAAGGTTGTGGAGGACTTGATCCAGGAAGTGTTGCTGTTAAATCTGTTCTAAACGCTGCGCTAGAAGTATGGGTTATAAGACACACATAACTGTTTCCATTAACTCGCACTATGTCATCTCTTCTATAGGCGGTCCCAGTTGCCCAGGTGCCTTTCCATGTATATCTAAATCGTTCTAACTTAAACTCTGCCATTTATATTCTCCTTAATATCCTGGACTTGAAATATTCTCAGGATATTCGTAATCTTGTGAAATACTTATGATATATTGTCCGTCTACCGGATCAACATAATATGTTAACAGTCTGCTATCCCATTTAAGTTGGGGATAACGTAAATTTTGATAAATGACATTATGCTCAATATCAACACCTTCTAAAAAATCAATGCCTTCTTCATAGTCAAGAAAGTTATTTGCTCCAATTCCAACATCGTTAATAACAGCAGTTTCGTCACCTGCTAATTGATCTATTCTAATTAAAAATAATTCACCGTCGTCGTTTCTACGTAATCCATAAAAATATCTTTTAATAAATCCGTTAACTACAGCTTCTGGACTTGTTCCAATAAAATAACTCATTATGTAATCTCCACGTAACTAACAATAACGTCAACTGAATCATTTAAGCTCGATCTAACTAATAATCTATTATTAGGAGCTAATACTAATTTCTCGCCAGTTGACACCGCTCTTAAACTTGTGCCCGCAGGTAAAAGAGAATCTTTTAAATAATATCCCGAAACACTTGTGTCATCTTCTACTAATACATCTACATAAACAAATTTATTAGATAAGTTTGTAAAACTTAATCCTAATATTGTTACGCGAGCTGATGGTAGTGTTTCATAGATTAACACGGGAACCGTTCCGCAATTTTTAATTACTGTGTTTTTTAATACTGTTGCCATTTTTTCTTATCCAAATATTAATACTTTTTCAATTGCAATATCTTCTGCATCAGCAAAACTAATACCACCACTTGATCCTGCAACTGATACCCAATTAGTACCATCAAATAATTCGACCCTTTCATCTACAGTATGATATCTAATCATACCTGCACTTGATACAGGAGGTCTGTTAGTGTCGTCACCAATTGGTAACACGATTCCAGCTGTACCTCCGATTTCTACATATCCAGTTCCAGTACTTTGAAGTAATGTATTACTGCCAGAAACTGTATTTAAAATTACATTGTCTTTGATTGCAATGTTATCTAAAACTACTCTGCCAGTTCCATTAGCACTTAGTACTAAGTCTGTGTCTGCTGTAATAGTACTTATCACATTTCCGTCAAGCTGTATATTATCTACTAATACCTTAGGTGCCGATAGTCGCTGCGAAGTAATATCAACAACAGTAGCATCTTCTATAATAAACCTAATAGTATTATCATTAGCACCTTCAGTTAATTCAGCTGTTACTCGTGTATTACCGTCTTGATCTTGAACTCCTTTTAGATTAATCCATCCAGTGTTGTTGTATCCTTCAAATCTTTCTAATTCAGTATTATATCTAATTTGTCCAGCTGCAGGAGTTGGACGTTCGCTTGTATTGCCTTTAGGAAGAACTAATGATCCAGTGCCAATAATATTTACTGTACCACTGCCTGGTTGCAAAATTAAATTGCTAGTAGATGTAATAGTACTATCATTAATTGAAATATCATCAATAATAATACTACCGGTTCCTGCAGAACGTAGTTCTAGATTACTATTTGATATAGTTGTTGTAATAAAATTATCATCGATTAAAATATCACCGGTTGTAAAATTGTTAGCTTGTATAGTACCAATACTATCAATATTACCAACATTTAATGTACCATTAACGGTTAAATTATTAGATATAATAACATTATTATTAGGAATTAATATATTTCCTGTGCCATTTGCACGTAGTTCTAAATTTGTATTACTTGTAGTTGTTGTAATAAAATTATCATCAACTAATATTTCTTCAAATTGGAATGCTCCACTTACATCTAAATTACCAAGTACATTTAAGTTACCAGTAATAGTAGTGTTACCTGTTTGGTTATAATTGCCTACATGAGTAACAGTTCCAGTAATATTTGTATTTGCAAGTACTGTGTTACCGTTAACTGTTAGCGCCTGTGTTATATCAACATTGTTACTAGGAATAATTATTTTTCCAGATCCGTTTGCTCGCAAATCTAAATTAGTGTCTACTGATATTGTTTCAATAACGTTGTTATCAATAAGTATAGTATTATTCGTAAAGCTATCAGCTGTTATTACTCCTGTGCTAGTAATATCAACAGTAGTTGTTATTCCATTAATAGTAAGATCGTTATTTATTACAACATTATTATTAGGAATTAATATATTTCCTGTGCCATTTGCACGTAGTTCTAAATTTGTATTACTTGTAGTTGTTGTAATAAAATTATCATCAACTAATATTTCTTCAAATTGTGCCGATGCGTTAACTAGTAAATCTTGCAATACACTTATATCACCAATTACAGTAGTATTGCCTGTTTGATTTAATGAGCCATTAATTGTTATAGTTCCAGTAATATTTGTATTTGCAAGAATAGACGTGCCATCAACAGTTAAATTATTGTTAATTTGTACATTATTGTTAGGAATTAATATCTCACCTGTGCCACTCGCTCGCAATTCTAAATCAGCATTTGAGTCAATAGTTTCGATATAGTTGTCTCTAATTACAATTCCGTCAATATTTGCTTGATTAGTCCAAATGTTATTCCATCGTTTACTAGGAACACCTAAACTATAAGTACTATTTAAATTTGGAACAAGGTCGCTATCAATTCCTGCTATAATCTGAATCGTGTCACTTACTTCGTTACCAATTGTAATATTTCCACCAATAGTAACATTGCCGGTTACATCTAAGTCTCCTGTAATATTTACATTGTTCAATAAATCAATCTGATCATTTGCTGAACTAAAGTTAATATTTCCACTTAAACTTTCAATAGTGTTTCCACTAATACGCAAATTACCAGTATCAATTTTTTCGCCGTTTATAACTGTATTATTGCCGCCTGTTGTAAGTGTTACTCCGTTTGTTATGTCAATGTTTAAATTACTTGCAGTAAAACTTACACTGCCATCTTCTTGATTAACATAAAACAATTCGCCAACTCTAAAGTCACCTTTGTGATCAACTGTGTTGTATCGAACTTGTGCTCCATTTAATTCAACTACTTCGTTAGCTTGTATAACAGTTGTTGGATCGTTGGTTATTTCTTTTCCGTTTCCAACATACGCTAAGTTATGTCCAATAGCATAGATAATAACTCCTGCGCCATCTCCGACTAATCCGTAGTTACCATAAACACTAGCACTACCAATCATTCGTATTTCTGCGCCAAAATCTTTTAGATCATAGTTTAATATTGTTGTTGCTGTGCCTGTACCGCTAAATGTAATAGTTGCCGGAGTAGTATCAAACCCGATTAAATTTTCATTTTTTCCATCTATAACAAGAATATCACCATTTATAACACTTTCAATATTTAATGGCCCAACTACTGTTGAACTATCACTTGATGTAAATGTTACTGTCTGGCCAGCAGCCGGTGCTGTGCCTAATAATCCTCCAAGACGTATGCGAGTCTTACCTGCACCATACTTACCATCATTGCTATCATATGCATGAAAACTTCTATTAGCAAAGTAAGTAAATGAATTTAGCCATTCAATGCGCACACCGTTTGTTGCTACAATCCCGTCTACTCCGGGAACAATAAATGTTGCACTATGGAACAGCATACTTGCTTCTTTACTAGCAGCAGTTGCATAGGCGCCATCTATGTATGCACCTTTACCTGCATCGCCTGCATTAAACCCTCTTGGGTCTTCAACAGTAGTTGTACTACCTGAAGTAATTACAGTAACATTTCTTATGTAAGGACTGCGTGAAGTTACTGTATAATCTGTTGCAAAGCGAAATGCATAACCGTTATCAGGAAATGTTCTATTGCCGCCATTACAGCTAAATGTAAGATTTGATATGAATACATTGTTGCCTACTGTTGACAATCCACCTGTATGATATATTTCTATTACTCCGGTAGTTTCGTTGTAGCCTGCTCCTGTAATTGGATACTCTATATCGTCGATTGATATAGTTCCGCCACTAACATAACTGTGAGGCTGTGCTGTTATACCTACGTTAACCGTAGTATTACTTGTGCCTCCAGGTTTATTAAAAAAGTATGCTCTGCCAGTCCTGTTGGCATCGCCAAGAGCACCTGATATTATATAATCTCCTGATATTGCCACTGAACTGCCGAAGTAATCGTTCGTATCGACGTTACTAGATATTATTTTTTCTTGTAGAGTCCAAGTACTGCCGTTTGTAGTAAACACATAAGCACTGCCTGCTCTGCTACCAGCACCGTACTCATCTTCAAGAGCACCGATAACAACAGTGTCACCACTTATTGCCACTGAAGTGCCGAATTGGTCCTCAGCATGAGCGTCACTGGCTGTGAGTTTTTGCTGTTGAGTCCAAGTGCTGCCACTTCTAGTAAACACATAAGCACTACCTGACTCAGTATTGTCTCCCCTTGCACCAATAACAACAGTGTCACTACTTATTGCCACTGAAGTGCCGAAGAAATCGCTAAACGTGCCGTCACTGGCTGTGAGTTTTTGTTGTTCAGTCCAGGTGCTGCCACTTCTAGTAAACACATAAGCACTACCTGAGTCATTGGCTGGGGCATTGTCTAGATACGCACCAATAACAACAGTGTCACCACTTATTGCCGTCGAGACGCCGAATAAATCGAGATTAGCAGCGTCACTGGCTGTGAGTTTTTGTTGTTCAGTCCAGGTGCTGCCACTTCTAGTAAACACATAAGCACTACCTGAGCTACTGCCAACGTTATCATCACCTTGAGCACCAATTACAACCGTATCGCCGTCTATAGAGACGCTATAGCCAAAATTATCATATTCAGAACCATCACTAGCTGTGAGCTTTTGCTGTTCAGTCCAGGTGCTGCCACTTCTAGTAAACACATAAGCACTACCTGCTTCGCCACCAACAGGATATTCAGGAGCGCCTACTATAGCAGTGTCACCACTTATTGCTACTGAAGTGCCGAAGTAATTGAGAGTAGCAGCGTCACTGGCTGTGAGCTTTTGCTGTTCAGTCCAAGTTCCACCAGTACGTGTAAAAATATTTGCACTACCGGAGTTACTACCATCGTCACCATCTCTACGAGCGCCTACTATAGCAGTGTCACCACTTATTGCTACTGACCCGCCAAATTCGTCCAAGAAGGATGTAGTGCTGGACACAACATTTTGCTGTTCATTCCAAATAGGACTAGCACCTGCCGCAGTAACTTCATAAAAATTACCGCCACTTTGAAATCCAGTAATCATCAAGTCTTCAACTGTTGTTTCACCGTTAAGTAAAAATGCATCGTTGTAACGTGTTGCTGTTGTAGGACGAACAGTTACACTACGTAAACTTGAACCTTTAACTGTAACACCTACCGGAATTGTTAATGGAAATGCTTCTGTGTACTCCCCCGGATTAATAAAAACAGTATCGCCTGCTGTTGCCGCACTTAATGCCTGTGTTATTGTAGCATACGGGTCTTGTATGTGATTACCGGTGTTAGAATCGTTGCCGTTTTCAGCAACATAATAGCTATTACCATTGCGAAATGTTAGATCAATGCCGTCAACTTCTAATGCTGTAGAGTTGATACTAGTTGCTACTAGATTGTTAACCCAAATATCATTCCATTCTTTACCGCCAGTATCAGGATTAGATCCCAGTGTATATGTATTATTAGTATCTGGAATAATATTACTTGCAACTTCAGCATTAAATATAACATTATCAGTGTCTGCATCGCCAAGGGTGATATTTCCGTCTGCTGTAATATTGCCAGTGGCATGGATATCACCTTGAACATCCATATTACTATAAACTTCAACTACACCAGTTCCGTTTGGTCTAAATTCTAAATTAGCATTTGAATCGTTTGTACTAATGACATTGCCTTCAATATCAATACTGTCGATTCTTGCTTTATTTTGGTATACAACATTATCGAATGTACCTAGATTTAAATAGGGCTGTGTTGAACTAATAGTATTACCTACAATAGTAACATTGCCGAGATCAGCCTGCGTGTCCACTAGTAAATTTGTTGTTTTTGTTGTACCGGAAACTTCTAATTCGTGTGTAGGGGTTGTTGTTTTGATACCGATGCGCTGAGAAGTTACATCTAGATATAATAAGTCTGTCTCAAAAGCTAAATCAATTCCATTACGAATAAGATTCGACTTTAAGAGCGGACCGGATATGCGACCAACAGCCATATTCTCTCCTTAACACGGGGATCCTGTCCCACCAACTACCTTACATTGCGAGTTGACCACAGTTTGATTGTACAAAACATTAGTCGCGTTCTGTACATTAGTATTTATCGTTTATTAAGAAAAGGAATGGGTTAACCGTAAATTAACGATTGTTGTATACTAAGATCTTCCATAACGTTTGATGAAATACTTTCAGATAGCCCAGCACTTGGTATCCACTTTGTTCCGTCATATGTTTCTAATACATCAGTATCGCTATTATGCCTAGTTAGACCAATTTGAGGTGCTGAAGGTCGTTCGGCTGTTGTGCCAGATGGAAATCTAACAGCATAATTACTATCAAACACTACAAGATGGGTACCAGTTCCGTTAAATTTAAAATTCTCATTTGTGCCGTTTGTATTAGTAATTATATTTCCATTAAATTTAAAATCATCAATAAGTGTATTTCTAGTGCTTGAGACTTCTAAATCTGCATTACTGACATTAGTTAAAATAGTATTTGAATTTATTAATATATCGTCAACTTGTAAGCTAGATAATTCAATTCCGTTAGAGTTAACTACTCCTACCTGTGCATTGTTAATTTGAAATGCTATAGTATTGTTTGTTGGATGTGCTGTTAGACTTGTACGTCTATCATTAGAATATACTCCGCCAAATGATATAACATCATTACTTGTTGCTTCAAAAACATTATCAAAGGTATTAAATCGTATATCGCCGAGGTTAAGCGATCTTTCTGGTATTGTCCCAGTTGGGATTTTTAATGCTAGAGTACCTAATATAGTTAAGTTATTAGTAACATTAAAAGTTATATCGTCTGATACTGTTTGTAGTACATTATCTTTAATGTGTATATCTTGTAAACCTACATACCCTGTACCACTTGCTCGTAGTTCTAAATTACTATTACTGTTTGTAGTACGTATAATATTATCAAAAATTTCTATGTCACTTGAACTGTTTAAATTTTCTATAGCAAAGGTATTATCAATATTAATAGTTGGTGCATTTAAAGTACCAACAGTTAAATCATTAGATATCCCAGTGTTACTATTAGTAATTAATATATTTCCTGCGTTGTTAGCACGTAATTCTAAATCAGTATTACTTGTAGTTGTAGTAATAACGTTACCGTCAATATTAATTTCTTCAAACTGTGTTTGGCTATTTACATCTAAGTCACTAGTAATTGTAAGATCAATAGTACTATAATTTCCTGTTTGGGGTCTATTACCAACGTGTGTTACTATACCTGTAATATTAATGTCTTGTAGATCTGTGTTGTTACTAACTGTTAAGTTGTTACTTATTTGTACATCATTACTAGGAATAATAATTTTTCCACTAGCACGTAATTCTAAATCAGCATTTGAAATATCTGTAGTGATTACATTTGCATTAATGTTAATAGTATTATTATCAAATGTAGATGCTTCGACTTGCTGAGCAACATTTATATCTGATGTAAGTGAAGATCCTTGAATATTAAAATCATTATTTATAATAACATCTTGATTAGGTATTAGAACAATTCCAGTACTATTAGCACGTAATTCTAAATCAGTATTACTTGTAGTTGTAGTAATAACGTTACCGTCAATGTTAATTTCTTCAAACTGTACTTGTGATCCAACTGTTAAATTTTGGACTGTTAAATTAGTAGTACTATAATTTCCTGTTTGATTTCTATTACCAACGTGTGTTAATATACCTGTAATATTAATGTCTTGTAGATCTGTGTTATTACTAACTGTTAAATTATTGCCTGCACGAGTATTATTATTAGGAATTAATATCTCATTTGTGCCGCTTGCTTGCAATTCTAAATCAGCATTTGATACTGTAGTAGTAAGATAATTTTCTGTAAATTTAATATCAGCTAAATTTGCACGGTTAGTGTTAGTAAATAACCATTCTTTAGCAGCAGATCCTAAATTAAAAGTACTATCTTGATTTGGATTAATATTTTGATCAAAGTTAACATTAAAGTCAACTATATCAGTAGATTGATTTCCTAGTAAATTAAGATCACCACTGAAACTTAAATCACCACTGATGTCTAAATCTTTATGTATATTAGTACTGTTTAAGTTTATTAGTCCACTTGCTGATATAATATTAATATCGCCCAATGTAGATAAAATAGTATTATTAGCAAGCCGTAAACTTCCAGTTTCAATTTTTTCACCGTCAATTAATGTAATTTTGCCGTTAACGTCTTTAACAGTTAATCCATTTAATGCATCAACTTGTGCTTCAGTAATAACTAAACTTGTTTCACCTGTTTCTTGGTTAACAAAAAATTGTTCGCCAACTCTAAAATTACCATTATGGTCTGTTGTTTGATAATAAACTTTTCCGTTATTTAATTCTGTAATTTCTTGGCTTTGTATTACTCTACTAGTATCGTTATCTAAAAATTTACCTGTACCTATATAAGCTAAATTATGTTGAATTAAGTACATTAAACAATCAACGCCGTCGGCTACTGCGCCGTAATTGCCATAAACATTTGCTGAGCCAATTGAGCGTATCTCTGCACCAAATTGTGTTGTTGACCCGTCTGAGCTTAAATGACCTGTCGATCCTCTTACTGCATACATTCCTCTATTAGCAAAGTATGTAAAACTATTAAGCCATTCTACTCTAACACCGTTAGTCGTCGTAAGTGCATCTACTCCGGGAGTAATAAACGTTACGCTATGGAATAACATACTTGCTTCGTTACTTGCACTGTTTACGCTTGCGCCATCAACTAACGCACCTTTACCTGCATCACCACTAGCAAATCCTCTTGGATCACTAACACTTGTGGTTGTACCTTGTGTAATAACTGTTACGTTTTGTATATATGGACTTCTAGTACTTACAACAGTATTTGGTGCAAATCTAAATGCGTACCCGGTGTTTGTTCCACTGTTGTAATAAAAGTTTTTAATTGTTAAGTTTTGTACAGTTGATTCGCCATTAAGTAAAAACACATCATTACTTTGTGTACTAGTATCTGGAGTAATGATTGTATTACGTGTATCATCGCCCATTACTGTAACATTACTAGGCACTGTTAACGGCAATTCTTCTTGATATTCTCCTGCGGATATGCGAATAGTTACAGGCCCAGAAGTACTTCCATCTGATGCATCTAACGCCTTTTTTACTGTTTGAAACGGAGAAAATACTGAGTCGCCACTATTATTATCATTGCCGTTAACACTAACGTAGAATGTATTTCCTAATTTTAAATTATAATCAAGATTGTCAACAATAATCGAAGTTGCACTAACTGATGTTCCGTTAACTAAGTTGGTATATATTGCATTCCATTTAGTGTTTATAGATCCTAAATTATAAGTTCCGGAATCATTGGGTATAATGTCACTGTTTATATCAGTGTTAAAAATAACAGTGTCTTGATTTATGTCATCACCAAAAGTAATTGTGCCGTCAAAGGTAATATTTTGATTACTGTGTAAGTTGCCATATATTTCTAAATCTGAAAATATGTCAATTTTACCAGTTCCGTTAGGACGCAAATCAATATTTGAATTACTATCAAAACTAGATATAATATTATCGTTTATATTAATATTGTCAGTACTAAGACCTGATAAATTAATTAGCTGCGATGCCGATAAATTAATATCACCGTTTAATGTGGTTATGTTATTTTGACTAACTGTAAGATTTGCAATATACGAAGTGTTAGTTGATATTAAATTAGTAGCATGTATTGTAGAATTTACGTCAAGTTCGTATCCAGCGGATCCTTTATTAACTCCTATTTTTCCGTTATTAACGTCTAAATATAATAACTGTGTTGATCCAGACGTGTTTCTAAAGGCAAGATCAATACCGTTACGTTCTAAATTTGCTGTTAATAATGGTCCGGAAATTCTACCGACTTGTGACATGTTAACTCCTATACTATGTATTTATAGGTTTACTTGTCGAAGTTGTGAATGACTGTTACAGGCTTTGCTAAGTCAGGCGCACTAGTAAAACTTATATAATATCCTGTAGGCCTTGCTAACCCAGTAGCATCAACTGTTCCTGCACCGGTTGCTGTAAACACAGTTCCAGGATTATTATCTGCTGCACCATGCTCTGCTACAAAATCTGTAGATCCTGTTGCGGTAATGATATATTGTGTACTAGTAACAAAGCTACCAGATGCAACTTCTTGCCCAGTCGTTGTCGAAACAGGATTTTGTACTAATGTGTAGTTTGTTACAGAAAGTTGAAATACATTTTCTACAAGAACTAACACATTTTGTGCCGCTGCTGGTGCTTTGTAATTGTCATTTGCATCTTGGCTGTCCAAAGGTCCAAACAATATAATTGTTGCATCACCGTTACCTAAGTTTTGTTGTACAATACTAGTAGGTTCAAGGAAGCGTAGCCGACGCCAGGCTGAATCTTGATAAAGTTCAAAGCTTTCAAGGTCTGTATTATATCTAGCATGGCCATTAACTGGAGTAGTAGGTCTCTGTGCCTCAGTGCCCTTAGGTACTAACATTACGTTAGTTGATTCAAGAACTACCTGATCGTTAATATCGTACTTAACACCGCGACCTGCAATACTACGTAGATTAGTTGTTTGGGCTTTGATTAATCTCATTATACTTCCAAATAACTTATTGTTGTTGCTAAGTCTGTTAATGCAGCGCCGATATCAGGACTAGCAACAAATGATATTTTATCACCTGTTTCTAATACAATTCTTTCGCTATCAAATGTAAATGTTTCACCAGCAGGTAATATTAAATTATTAATAACTCGTGTAATCTTGTTATTCAATGCGCTGCCGTTAGCAACAAAATGTAAATCAAATGTTGCATCTGCGGCTCCTGTATTACACACTAATATATTTGTAATAGCATAACTTTTAGTTGCCGGTACAGTGATTACGTCTAATTGATTTGTAGTTAATTGTGCGTTTACTATTGCCATTTCATTTCCTTAAAAAAGCATGCTAAACAGCAATGCTCTATTTTTACTTATTATTTCTCCAGCAGTACTATCTTTATTTACAAAGTATAATCCTGTCCTACCGGTACTTTCGTCTGTTGAATATAACTTTATTCCGCTATCAGGTGAAATTGTACCTGGATCAATTGTGTCATCGTCATACAACAACGAAGTTATTTCAAACGCATCCTTTACTTTAACCGATCCAGACCCAGGTGCTGATAATAGTAATGATTCGTCACTGATAGTTGTTGAAATTTCATTACCTTGTATTTTAATATCTCCAAGTTCTATTCTGTTTGAATAAAAATTAGTAGTTACTATCCCGTCTATAGATATAATTACAGTACTTTCAGATGCACTAGTGTCAAAATCAATAGCATTTACAGAAGTATTAGCGTCAGCAATGCCTGGTTGTAAATTAGATGCAAGTGCAAATGTAACATAATCAACTAATCCTTTAACATTTGGTATATAGTCGTTATTTAAAACTACTCCACTACCTGCGTCAGTAATTACTCCACCAGAGTAATTAAATACGTTTTCTTCGTAATCAACTGTACCTGCTACATTAATAGCACTGTTAGGCGTTGTTACATATAACGGCCCTTCAGCATTAATACTGTTTACATTAAGCGGAAGAAATGCACCGTTGATATCTTCAAATCTAAATGACCCTGTGCCACTTAGGCCGCCGGCAACATATGGACTTTGTTCATCAAACACTAATCTTGCAGTAGGCAAGCTACCTCTATCAATTTCAATACCTGCTTTGTAGTCAAAGCTAGCTCGGATACCTGCACCAGCTTCTCCATTATTAAGTGTCAGTATGTTATCAGCAATAGTAGTAACAGAAGATTCTACAGTTGTTTGTGTACCTTTGACTTCTAAGTCGCCAGTAACAACAACAGTGCCTCTAGGACTTGCTGCACCACTAGTGGTATCTAAGTAGATTGTGCCTGAGGCACCGTTATCTACTACAATTCTATAGTCGCCGTCTGTTACTCTTAATACTTTTGACATTCTTTTATCCTAGTTAAAAAGTATGGGGGAACTTAATCCCCCATAACTAATCTTAAGCTTCGAAATCGTCTGCGCCAGTGAATGCATCATCTGTGCCAGCTTCTTCCATTTCAACTTGATCTGTAACTGCGCCATAAGCATCAAAGCCCCAAGCAATTTTGGCACCTGTGTCAAGTGTTACCATACGTCCTGAAATTTTTGTAACTTGACGTGCTGTGCCGCCATCGTCTTTTACAGTAATGGTCATTTCGCCTGCTGCCAAAGTACCCTGTGCTTTGTCAACTAGAGTACAATCACCTGGATTATCATCTCCATTGTTGCAACGGAACTTTTTAGATCCTAATTGCTTTACAATCCAACCGTTTGCTTCTGCTTGTCCTGCTGCAAAGAAGCGTACTTTAATTTCGTTGCCACCAACTGTTGGCTCTCCGAAAAATCTTTTATTAAGTGGTCTTCCCATTTGTTTTCTCCTTTTAAACGTTCTAGGTTTACGCAGTGGGTCATTTCTGCATAAGTCCGCACATGCGGCACGATTTACGACATAAGTATTTATCAAAGTTTACTCAAGTCACAAAAAAGGCCCCGAAGGGCCTTTTTCTTTTTTAAGTAAAGTTTACTGGAAGCTTACATTAGCTGCATTAGTTGACAAGTCAACTTTAGCTAGATAATCAGCTGCGTTACCCAAAGATGACGCAGTGTTGTTTAGCTCAACATATCCGTAACGTGTCATAAATGATACGACTGGTTCGAATGATGCTGGATCTAGTACAACGCCTGAGCTCATTAGCGGGATGTATGGGCAATAGAATGCCGCTGCATCTGATTCGCTTGAACCTTTGTAGCCGATTAGAACGTCTGATGCATCAGCAGCATATGTGTTAACATACACTTTCATTGCATTGTTTAATGTACCAACCATTTTAGTGTTAGTTGGTGCTTCAAACGTACCTTCTGTTGTACGTGCAAATGCACTTGTAGTTGCAGACTGTAGGATAGTTAGTGCGAATGGTGATACCACTGCCCAGTTACCTGCGCCTCTGCGTGTACGCTGTGCGATTTTGTTTGACTCACGATTGATTAGAACAGCTAAAGCAGCATGCTCGTCACCTACGAATGTAGCAGTACCACTTACAGCAGCTTGGTTGTATGTTGAACCAGCTGTACCTGCAAGAGAAGTTAGACTTGCTAATACTTCTTGGTCAATCTCAGCAGTAATCTCTTGTGCAAGAGCTGCCATGATTTCTGCTTCAACATCAATACCGTGCATTGACTGTGCATCTTGTGCAGATTCAAAAGTCCAGCGAGCTGATAGCTTGCGTGATTTTGCTTCTACTGTTTGCTTCAAGATTTGAATGCTTAATCTGTTACCAGACTCACCTTCAAGTGCAGCAGTGTTATCTGCTCTATTAGTAGTTGAGCTACCTGAATATGATTCAGCAATCTTAAATGGTGATAGTGCTTCTTCACCAGCTGTTGCACCACTTGCACCAGCGTTAAATGTGTCCGCATAACGTACACGTAGTGTGTGGATTTGTCCCACAGGGCCTGTCATAGGCTGAACACCAACTAACTCGTTAGCAATAACGGTTGGCATTACACGTCTAATGACTGGTAAAATAACACGGTTAAGTGTTGCGACATTGCCTGCTGACGTTGCACCTGCTGTTGCACTCTCTGACAAATACTTACGTGTATTTTCCAAAGTAGTTGCCATAACAGCTTTCTTAGTGCCAGTAAGGCCCTCAAGTAGTGCATTTTTTGTATCAGACCAGCGGCTTTCTAGTAGTTCCGACATAGTTTTCTCCTTAATTTAAACCAGCTAAACGACGAATGTCAACGACATTATCATCTTGCATTGAACTAGTGTTTGTTTTTGTTGTAGTGTTGTCTCTATTGCCTGTAATTTCTTTTGCCTCTGATAAGACTGCCTTCTTTGCCGGAGTATTTCCATCAATTACTGATGGGAGGTACTTATCAAAAGATGTTTGAAGTCTATTGGTTTGTACTGATTCCAGTAAATCTGTCATAATTTCTCTTTGCCTTTTATTCAACGGCTCCATTAAATTATTAAGTCTGTTTTTGCGTTCAGCAATTGCTGTTATACGCTTTATTTCTTGGTCTTTAGTTTCTGCTAGTGTTTTTGCTTTTAGTGCAAAAGTCTTTGCTTCTACTAATTGTTTGTCTTTCGTAGCAACAACTTGCATTAATTTTGCAGTTTCTGAATTTTCATTCAGATGGCTTGTTGCGTACTCTGAAGAAAATGCTTCAAATAACTTACGACCAAAATCGTTTCTACGTGCTTCTTCGATATCTTCTTTTAGTTGAGTTATTTCTCTTTTAAGAGTTGATTCAACAATAGCAGATACTTTCGATGCACCTTTTGCAATAAAGTTAGTTTTAACTTCTGCAAATTTATTTTTAGCTTCTTTAATAAGTTTTACCTTAGTTTCAGCTAAATCTTTTTTGTCTT